ATCTACTTCATATTTTCTTTTAATAGATAAAATTTCTCTTGAGTTTTCTTCTAAGGTTACAATGTAAGGAAGTTTAATTCCTGTTGGTTCACCATCAGGACCCATATCTTCAAAACCTTCTAAATCTAAATTCACATGACATTCTAATAATGTAAATATATCATCGTCTCTACCTGATTTAGTTCTTCCTTCTAATTCATTTTCTTTTTTCTCAATGTCATCTTCATTCAATTGACCTGGTTGTAATTCAATGTCTCGGTAAAATCCTGCCACTTGTTGTTTACGCATTTCATTTTCAGAAATTCTCACACGGTGGATAATTGCTTCTGCATCATCTAAAGAAGTCGCTGTATAAGGAATAATTAAATCATCAGCAGGGACAAATTTAGATACTGCTCTTTGCATGACTTCATCATAATATACTTTTTTAAAAGAAGATCCTGCAAGAGGTAAATAAAATAACATTTGATCAAACTCAGGTTCGTATTCTTTCATTTGATCCATGAGTTGATAATTCATAAAATCTTTTACACGAGCTGCTTGTTGAGTTTTTTCTGGACTTGGAATTCCCATAACTTGTGTTCGGACAGGTCCATCCGCAGGTAATAATTCTTTGTACGCCAAAGCTTGAAACTGAGTCACAGCTTCTGCTAATACAGGGTGAGTTGCACCTGACGCACCAGAGAAAGGTTCACTTCTATTTTCATATTTAAATCCTAATAGATCTAAACCTGTTTTGTAGGAACTTTCCCAATCTTTTCTTGAATTTTTATAATCTTGATAATTACTAAATAAGGTAGAACCTAAAGGTCCTAATACTTCATCGGGTAAATGTTCTGCTAAATTAGCATAATGATTTTCCGCTCCTTCTACAGCAGCAATCGCTGGATCATAGTTAATATCTACCGATCCATCTTCGTTCTCTTGTATTTCTACAGGATCACCTTGTTCTGCTAATGCTTCTTCTTGTTCTAATTGAGCTTCTTCAATTTCAGCTTCAGAAGGTACAGTTATATTTTGCTCTACATTAGGAAGAGCTTTGTCGATGTCTGCCATTTATTTTCTCCAGTTTTACTGTTTTAACAGTATTATATTGTAAATTCAAGCCCTGTGACTGAGGTCCTTTTTTAGGAGGTGGACCAGATTTTTTTCCATGTTTGTAAGGTGTATTAGTCTTCATCAGCAAATTTTTTCATTTCTAAGTGAATGTCATCATCAATACCAAAATCAATATCTTTTAATTTACCATCATAGTCTGGTCTTGCTGTTACTTCATCATATTCAATATAGCCTGTTTCAGGGTCTTGTTTAACCTGCATTTCAAATTCTTCATAACCCATATCTCCTTTGTCATTAATTTTTTTAATTCTAGTTCCATCCGCTCCTTCATATAATTCATAGTCACCTAAATCATATCTCATAAATTCATCAGGACTATCCATCTTACCTACAATTTTTGAAGTTCCCATCATTTTAATTTTAGCAATTAAATTGGATAAATATTCTGGTACTTGATTTGCAGATCTAGTTACTACTTCCATTACTTCTGGTGCAGCTTTCGTTGCCGGTTTAATAAACTTACCTAAAAAAGGTAAAGCAGCTGCAAGTGCTGTTGTTTGTCCTACAACTTTTAAAAATTTTCTTCTACCAACATTAACGGGTTTACCACCATCTTGTAATGATACTCTTCCCCCTTTGGCAAAATTATATTCTCTTGGAGCACCGGATATAGTTGCATCAATCATATTAATAAAACCTCTTCTTCCTTCAGCTCTATCTTTATTTTCTTGTTCTATTTTTTGTTGTACGTTTTGTTTTTCTTGATTTAAATACATTTGTTCTTCTGCAGTTACTTCGGGTCTACCTCTTAATCCAACTAAACCTTCATCCATGGCATCCATTTGAGCTGCATCAAAAGACTGTTGTTGATTTATTTTTTTCTGAATGGTTTGTGCTTCTTCTGGTAAACGTTCATATTCTCTAATCATATTATAAAGGGGATCCGCACCTACAAATCTAAATGCAGTTTCACCTAAAGATTTTCCTTCTTCTAGTGCAACTGCTGTATCATAAACACCATAAGCTGTTCCTAATCCTGGTAATAGTTTTAAAGTACCTCTACCAATAGCTCCTCTGCCAATATCTTTAACACCTTCTACTGTAATATCTGTAAGGGGTTGTATTATTTGTTCTGAAAGAAATCTTGTACCTGGAATAGCTTCTGATTTTAATTGTTTAATTCCTAAAGCTTTTTTAGCCATTTCAATATCACCTTTATAGCTTGGTACACCTAAATCATTAGATTCTAAGGCAGGGGTAACTTTTTTTGCAACTTCAATAAATTTTCTAACAGGATCTCCGGCTTGTTTATATCCTAAAGCTTTAGTTGGAAATGTTCCTTCAGGTACATTAGGTCTAATGGTAACTCCTAATTCATCTGCCTTTTCTAAAATTGCTTGAACTTTTGGATTGTTTGGATTAGGAAATTTTTCAATAAATTTTTCAGCGGATTCTTTAAATCCACCTGTTCTATTATAAGGACCTAAAATTAAATTTCTGTTATAAGGAAAGTCTTTCATCTTTCCTGCTTTATAAATATCTCTCTGGTGCTCTATTTCAAAAATACCTCTATTTTTAATATCTTGTAAACTAGGTTTGACTTTTACAATGTTTCCCTCTTTGTCTATGGTTGTAGATAATTGATCCATCAAAGGTTCATTTTTTAAAATTAAATCTGGATTTTGTTTTATTTTTTCATTGAGTTGTTTAGTTACTAAACTTTGTTGAAAGTTTAAAAACTTTTCATCAGGAGTCATTTTTACATCGCCTCCTAATTTTTCAATTCTACCCGCTCTTCTTCGTTCTGCACTTTTAGCAAGATAAACTGCTTTTTTTTCTGGATCTACTTCTCTTATTGCTTTTTGTTTTAATTTTTTTCTTCTTGAAATATTAGCTTCATATGCTTGAGTAAAACCAGAACCCATTTCTGCTTTAACCATCTCTTTTGCTTTTTCAAAATTTGGAATTCGTCCGACTTCTCTCCTATTAATATTTACAGGTGGAACATAATTTTTATCAGCAACCATTTCTTTAATAATAGTCATATAATCTTCCACAGATAACTGATCTGCTAATCTTGATCCTTTAGCAAATTCTCCTCGCTCCACGATTCCACCGCTTGCTAATTCTGTTTGTACATATCTAGGATCTTCTAAACCCTCAAACGTAGGCATGAGGTAGTCATAATTTTTTGGTTCTTCTATAATGGTAGCGGTAGGTAAAACTTTCTCTAGCTTCTCGACGCTTGCATCTCGTAACTGGGGGCGAGCAGGTCGTGTCAGATACTTGTAGATCTGGATATTTTCAGATTTGATACCCATGATCTTATAATCCCATCAAATAGGCAACTCCGCCACGGGCGTTTTTTGATCTATCTGTTGTATCAAATTTATCTAATTGTTGTTTTTCCGATAAATCTTTTTCCAGTGCTTTGTATTCTTGTTTTAAATTATCAATTTTTTCTATGGTTTTTTTAGCTGCTTCTCTTCCACCTTTTCCTTCCATATTAATACTTCCCAGATAACCTTCTAATCTACTTAATTTTTTTAAATACTCAGGTTTTAATTCAGATAATGTTTTTGCTGTTAACAAAACTCCTTTAACAATAGATCCGGTTGAATAACCAACTCTTCCTCCAGTTGCTTTCTTTTCTTTTTGCTGTTGTTGAACGAATTGAATTTGTTGAGGAGTTGCTCCTGTAATAGAAGCTATTGTAGATTCATCTGCTCCCATTTTTAACATTTGTTTAATTTGTTTTTCTTTAGTAGGATCAATGTTTCCTTCTGCATAACCAACTCTGCCACCTTGTGCAAAAGATCCACCTGTACCAGGACCATCATTAGCTCCAGCTGCACTTGCTGCTGCTGCGCCTGCAGCTCCACCCGCGGATGCATCTGGTGCAACTGATGCTTCATTGACTGCATCTATTCCGTAACCTTGTGTTCTTCCTCCAATTCCTCTTCCTATTCCCATCGCGTCCATCGCTCTTTCTGCAAGACTTAAACCTGTTCTCATTCTTGAACGAATATTTGCAATTCCCATAACAGGGTTAATTGCAAGCTGAGCCATGTCCATCATAGTTGGATTAAAAGTTGAACCTACTGGGCTTGTTTGTGTGCTTTCGGTTTCAGCTGAACCATCTTGATTAGTAAATGTACCTTGATACATATTACCGATTGGAACAGAAAAATCACCAGACGCTCTGTTTTGTAAATCATTTAAATAATTTTGATACATGCTATAAATATTTCCACCTTCTTGAAAACCGACTCTGCCACCGGTTGCGAATTCATCCGGTGTTTCATCTGTTAAAATTTTTGCCATTTCTTCATCTGAATATACTCCTTCATCATAGCCGTAAGTTTTTTTAGGTTTAGCC